ATTTGGAATTCGCTATGACAGGTTCATTCGCGCGCTGATGAATCATGGGAGGAACGATGGATTCGCCCTCCTTCCATTCGCCGGTTGCAATGGTTACAGCCCCATCAGAATCATGTTCTCCATATCCTGATTCCCGTTCCACTCACGAAGCAGTTCATCATTCCCCTTACATGCAGAAACCGTTCTTCAGCATTATTATCCCGGCCTATAATCTGGAGAATTATATTGCTGCCGCCCTTCAGTCAGTACTGGTTCAAACATTTCAGGATTTTGAGATCATCATCGTGGATGACGGTTCTTCCGATGAGACTGTTTCCATCATCCAATCTTTTCATGACCCCAGAATTCGCCTGGTTTCCCAAGTTAACAGCGGCGTATCGCGAGCGCGAAACGCAGGGATGAAGAAGGCCGTGGGGGCTTACATCGCTTTCCTGGACGGAGACGATTACTGGTATCCCGAGCATCTGGAGCTGGCAGCCGATTTTTTCAACCGTCATCCGGAGATATTGGCCTATGCCAACCGCTACATGAGAGATGAACTGGAGGCCATCCCGCCGCGCCCTCCATCTTATCCCGAATCTATCCGGAGGCTGGGGATACGGGGAATGCTTTTCATGAATTCCAGCAGCGTAATCCTGAATTCGTCTCTTGCGTCCCGGCTTCCCCCCTGGGAAGAAGCGATGCCCTATGGGGAAGACGGCCTGTACTGGACACGGTGCATGCGGGGGACAGGCCTGATCGGGCTGGGAGGCTCCGTCACCTCCATTTACAGGCAGAGAGCTTCTTCCGCCATGCATGACGAGCATTACCAGCATGTCTCCCTCCACTCACTCATTGCGCCTCTGCTGAATGAGCTTGAAGCCATGAAAAATCCCAAATGGCAATTTGCCGTCCATTATCTGGTCATCAGGGAATTGCATCCCAAAAGACTGTTATCGCTCAACGCAGAGGAGCGGATTTCCCTGACGGGCAGGATCAGGAAAATCATGCACCCATGCCTGAACCGGCCGTTTTTGGACTCCTATATGAAAGCGTGTTCCGCAAGGGCAGGCATGGAACAGTCATTTTCCGCGCTCATGGACAGAACTATGTTCTCCTGCAAATGGCTGGACCGCCTGGAAAGGATGGGCCGCTCCCTGTTTTTCCGGCTGCAAACCAATAACGGAATGGGGGGCAAACACCAAGATCCAGTCCGTTCACGCTCATGAATATCGTATACGCTACAGACGATAACGGCGCGCTGGGAACGGGCGTGAGCATTGTGTCCCTCATGGAGAATTTGCCGCCCGGCGTTCATGCCGATATTTACATCATGACTGGCGGGTTAAGCGGGGATAATATGGCCCGTTTCCATTCCCTGCAACAGGGCTACAATCTCCATTTGCACTTCATTGACATGAAGGATAAATATACGGATTTCCCCGTCGGTTCCAAATGGTCGGCGGCGACGTATTACCGTCTTGGCCTCGCAGGGGAACTTCCCGCCACGGTAGAACGCGCCCTTTACGTGGATATTGATACCATTTTCAACAGGGACATAAGCCCCATGTATGAATCCGAATTCGGAGATTGCCTCATTGCCGGCGTTTTCACCACGGAAGATTTATCCGAGGAGTCTTTTTCTCGTTGGAAGAGAGAAATGAATCTGGACCGGGACTCCATTTACATCAATGCCGGCGTCATTCTTTACCATATCGGAAGAATACGTGAAGAATGTTTTGAATCCCAGGTTTTATCCTGGGCGAAAAACAATATTCACCGCCTTTCCTGGCAGGATCAGGATATTTTGAATGTATGCTATCAGCAGCGTATCTTGTTGCTTCACCCCATGTGGAACATTTGCGACGGGGCTATCTGGTCCATTCGCTGGGAAGGCGTAAAAAGCTTCAGAAATAATCCCCTAAAGCCGGCAGACCTGCTGGAAGCCGCCAGGCGGCCGGGCATTATCCACTACTGGGGCCATCCCAAACCCTGGCATCCCAACAGCATTCGCCAGGATTACGGATTGTTCTACAAGTATTGGAAGAAATCTCCGTGGAAAAATGACATCAGGGATTTCCGGAAGCAAAACGATCCCGGCCGGATGTTCATCTCCAAAATGAGATGCCTCCTGGGAAAGGGTAAACGGCTTTTACAAGGCAGGCATCAGTAGAAATACGGAGGAAGGCCTTATTTTTCTGACACCCGGCCATTTACAAAACCGCCTTTTATGGGGAAATACCGGAGACGGCTATTTTTTTAACAAGCCGGCTCAGCTTCATTCCGGAATTTTCCCGAATCCGGAAAGAACCGCCCGCATACTTCTTCAGAAACGTCTCAACGTTTTATGCCTGATGATCTTTCCGGAGTTTTATCAATAGTTAAAAAAATAATTTATTTATGAAAGTTGATACTATTAAGGGAAGTTCCTATGTCATGACCTGTACAAAAGCTTGTACTGTAAGCGCCATCTTCAATTCCGGAGAGACGTCCATGCTTATTCTGGAAGCAGAGAAAAAAGGGCAATACGGTTTTGCAGCCCCGACGGACGCCGTAGAAGTATCCGATGAAGACGCCCTGATCACCCAGGTTTTCAAAACAGCCGTTCCAGGGTTGCCAGGCCAGAACGGCATCAGGCAAGGAGAAAATGCCGAATTAAAAAACCTGACGGCTGAGTCCGGGACTTTTGCAGGGGCCGTCAACGCCAACGGANGGAAGGGCCCCAAGGGCCACAAGGGCCACAAGGGGAAAAGGGAGATCCGGGAACCCTGGTGAATAATGATGGAGACGTGATCCTGGGGGGCCACCTGACCGCTACGGGAGGCACGTTTGACGGGGCTATAAACGCCAATGGCGGCATCAACATCCCGCTTGCCGTGGGGGCGGCAACGGATACGTCAGCGGTCAACCGCCTGTACGCCGCCGGGCTGGCTGCCGTCACTGACGCTTTTTCCGTCAGGTGTTATCCGCTCCTGGCGGATTGCTCGTCTTCCAATGGGACGGTTTTCAAAACGGACAAGGAACCCAATTCCCTTTATTTCAATGTCCCTCCCAATTCCGCCTTTACCGTGAAATGCGGCCTCGTGACCAACGCGAGGCCCATGCACAATTATTCCAGCATCCGGGGGTGGGTGGCCCCGCTGCGGCTGCCGGCTGTCAGCACGAAATTCACGGCCAGGTTCGGCCAGATGACAACGGTTGCGCGCATGGGGCGGGACAGGGACGCGTTTACGCTGGTGCCGGATCAGGCGGCTGGCGGCTACAGGATTGGGGAGATTATCGATATTACGTTTGATCATGTCCGGGACGCGGACGCGGGAGGGTATCATATTCGCGTCCGGGAGATCTATTATTCCAATGCCGAGCAGAAATGGAAGATGAAGACGACGCAGGCCCTCGCGCCGGAGACGTCTTCCAATACCGGTTATCCCGTCTGCGTGTACGCGGTGGTTTACGAGCAATACCGGGACGGAGGATATGATACCGAAGACAGGGGCGCGCTGTGGCTGCTGCATGGCGGGAATTCCTCCCGCGGCTGCGTCAAAATCGCCACGGTGAAGGGAGTCCATTGCTTTGAGAGTATTTATCCCTTTTCCGGATATTATCTTGATATGGAGAATACCAACAGCTGGGCGTTGGCCGGAGCTTTCCTGCCTGCGACGATGCACTTGCATTGCAATAACGTCAATCCGGCGTATTACGGTTTTTCCTCCATGGAGAGCAATATCATTGTCTCCGAGGCGGTGGAGGATTTTGTTGACCCGGAAGCCGAAACGACTACCGAAGATTGAGTATGAATAATTCCGAGATACAAATACAGTTCCCGCAGCCTGGTCAATGGGATGAATTCATTTTGACGCCCATTTATCAGGATTCGGGAGGTTATAGACCTCCGGCCCGCTATACGCAGGACGAGATTCCGGCGGAGCAGGCTCCGGCCATGCAGGCCGTAGTTGCCGCTCTGGTGGGACTGGGTGAGGATTGGCAGGCAGTTCAGGTATGGGCGCGGCTGGATCATGTTCTTGCCAGTTGGCCTATTTCGGAGGATGGGCCATTTGAAATGGCGGAGGCCATATCATTGACTGTTGAGGCGGTTAATGAGCAAGGGGGACGCCGAATTTTCACCCCGGCCCAATACCAGGAGTTCACAATCAAGGATCCCGCCGCCGTGGCGTTTTTTAAGCATTTCACTACTAAATAATATGAGCACGAATAAAGAAAAAGTGAGTTGGCTGACTGGTCTCCTGACCGGTTGGGGTATTAAAGAGAGTTGGGCAAAAGTCATTGCCGGAGCTGTGATTGGGGCCCTGGTTGCCGCGGGGATTCTGACGCAACCCGGCTGCGGTCATTCCGTGGATGTCACCCCGAACCGCACGGAGGTATGCAAGGACGGCTCCTGCCTCGTCATTGAACAGGGGCATATCTCCTATTCACAGGCGCAACCCGAAACGGACGTTCCGCCCGTTGTCCAACCCCTTAAAAAGTGAGGCCATGACCGGTTCCTTTGTCAACGTGTCCTTGCTGGGGGCTAATGCCGTGTCCGTGCTTGCATCCGTCACGGCGGGCAACCCCTTTTTGGAGTACATTCAAAACGGGGCCAGCGTGGCTGCGGTCATGGGAATTTTTCTGTGGCGGGAAATGAAACGGGCGGAACGTTATGAGCGGCTCTATGATGACGAACGCAAAAAACGCATTGATGCGGAAAATAAGTGTTCCGGCTGTGAGTTCGTCCGCAAGGCGCATGAAGAATTCCTGGACAACAGGGACTAGTTCCAACTATTTAACAATTAAATAATTATATGATTATCAAGGAATATCAGGAATTCAAACCCGTCCAGCGGGCCCTGGGGCTGAAGGCGGATGGGTTGCCGGGGCCTAAAACGCTTGCCGCCGTGGCTCTGAAATTGCGCTGTCATGAAATATGGTCCGCGGTCCAGGCCGCCGTGAACGTGCCGACTGACGGCATCCCCGGCCCTGCCACGGCCCGCGGCATTGCCGCCGCCCTGAACATTGCCCTGCCCCGATCCTGGCCTTCCCAGGCAACCGTCCGGGCCGGCCTTTCCATTTTTGGCCGCCCTGGGGATGAAAGCAACCTTGTTTCTATCGTCCCCCCTTATCCTTTATATTATGAAGGAAGGCCCGTGAAAACGATCCGCGTGCATCAGGCGATTGCCCAGGATGTTCAGGCGGCCCTGGCGGAAGTCCTGGACGCGTATGGCCTGGACCGGATCCGCGCGCTCCACCTGGACCAGTATGGAGGATCCTACAATGACCGCAGCACGGCCACCGGCAAAAGCAAGAGCATGCACGCCTGGGGGATTGCCCTGGACTTTGACCCGGAACGGAACAGTTATTCCTGCAAGGCCCCCCATGCCGGGCTTTCCCGCCCGGAGTGTGAAGAGTGGTGGCAGATTTGGGAAGCCCATGGAGCCGTTTCCCTAGGCCGCGAACGGGATTATGACTGGATGCACCTTCAGTTTGCCCGGCTGTAATGCCGGTGCTGTGAATACCGGCAAAAAGAAAGGCGCCCTCACAAACGGGGGCGCCTTTTTGTTATTTGGTTAAAACGGCTTCCGGATTCCGTTCCAGGATCTCCAAGAGTTTAGCGGCGGCTCCTGATGGGGTACGTTCACCGCTTTCCCATTTTTTCAGGGTAGATATGGAGGTTCCCAGGAGTGCGGCAAATTCTTTCTGGCCCATGTCCAGGGATTGGCGCAGTTTAGCAACCTTGTTTTTTGCAATCCAATTCCGCCGGGATCCCGGAACCACCACCCGGATCCCCCTGGCGGGAAGATCATCCCCCAGCGCGTCCAGTAAAGCTTCTTCCGCCTGATCCAGTTCGGCATTGACTTCTTCCACGGTTTGACCGCTTACACAGGGATAAGGGGTAAGCTCCGGGAGTTTCCCCAGATATTTCCCGTCCTCGTCGGACCAGTAAATGATTCTCGTGTAGTGTTCTTTTGTTTTCATCATATGTTCTTTCTAATTTTTGTCAGGGATGAGAGTGGAGGAAGGGTTATTCACCCTTCCTTTGTTTTTTGGCTTGTTCTGTCAGGCGTTTCACGGCTTTTTCCTGGTAGTGGTCGGCATCGTCCCCCAGTTGTCCGCTAAGGACCCATGACAGGGACCCCAGCTTGAACACCCGGTGGGAGCCTTTACCGGGGAATTCTTTGAAACCCGCTTTCAGGAGGTCTTGCCTCAACTCTCGTTTCTTCCTTGGCATGAGTACAGATTAGTACATTGTGTTCCTTTTATCAAGAAAAAAGATCACTATGTGAACTTTTTTATTTTCATCGTAAAAAAGGCCCCGACTGATGGAACAACCGGGGCCGATTGTTTAGAAGGTGAACATGTGATGTTCGGCAATCAATACGCCTTTACTGTGCCCTTTCTTCCGGATTTGTCAAGCAGGCGTTTTTTCTTTGCATCATCAAATTATCCAATCTTTCTTGAACTTCCCTTGAAGGATGTCTGAGAACAATATTCCATAAATCCCAATCTATATCACTATTAAATATATCTATTCTTGTATCACCAGAAAGCATATATCCCCTTTCTAAAAAAGAAAAAATCTTCCCCCCAGAAGAATCATCTGAAAATCTCATTAATTGACATTGGGAACCCGAAAGACTAAAGAATACTAACTCTATATAGTCTTTTTTTTCTTTATCACTAAGGCATGTACTATCATAGGTTGTTTGCAGAATCTTATTTATAAGATACGACCAAGAAGCTAGTTCACCTAAAGCTGTATTACAAATATTCAATAAATAAATGGGAACTATAAAATTTTCATTTTCCTGATCATTTTTTATAGAAAATTTAGAATATGTATTAAGGACATTATTAAGAGCATTTAAGTAAGCATAAATCTTTTCAAAAGCATCAAGACCTTGTAATTTCTGCTCTGAATCCCCTCCATCTTTTTGTATCTTTACCTGTGAAGCAAGTGAAAAAACATGATTGAATAGTCTATAAAAATAATCATTAAAATTCTTTTTCTCAAAATTTATTTTTTCATTTTTAAATTCTACATCTTGTCTTCGTATTTGGTTTTGTTGTTGCAACAAGGCACAAATGACACCAACGAAAGCTAGCCCGGCAAAGGTGGTGTTAAGCACACCGAATTGATCTCCAAATGACCCGGAATCATCAGGAAAGCCCAATCCAGTCAGTCCGGCTAAGATATGATTAAAGGATAATACTCCTCCTATAACAAATAATAGCCCTCCAACAAAAATAATCCATACTCTAATATCTCCATTTTCTTTTTTTAATATATTCATATTTTTCTATATATACAAATAAA